TATTATTTGGGTCAAGATCAGGCATAAGTAAAATCGGAACATTCAGTGGAAATGGAAGTTCACAAACCATCGACTGTGGCTTTACCAACGGAATCCGCTTCCTGATGCTGAAAAACACAGACTACAGTAGTACCCACTGGTTATTTTTTGACGAACAAAGTGGCTGCACTAATGCAGGGAATGATCCATTTTTTAGAATTATAAGCCAAACAGGGTCAACAACTAACCAAGATATAATTGATCCTGCAAGTTCTGGTTTTGTTGTGAATGTAAATAGCACCTATCGGATTAACCAAAGTGGTCACACGAATTTGTACTACGCAATAGCAGCTTAAAGGAGGCTTCAATGCAAGAATTTCGCAATCGCACAACAGGCGAAGTAATGACGAAAGCAGAAGTAAAAGCTGCTAACCCAAACATAAGCCCAACTAAAGTTTGGAATGAATTTACATTCGATGCCTACGATGTTGATCCAGTTCTTGAGGGAACGATGCCCACAGAAGTAGGTCAGTATCAGGAAGTTGTTCGCAACGGTGTGGTGCAGCAAGGAGATGTTTGGGTAAAAGCATATCAGGTTGTTGATATGTTTGCAGACATTGAAGATGGGCAAACAAAAGCAGAGCAAGAAACTGCTTATCAAGCAAATGTAGACGAAGGGGCTGCATTAGGTAACAGGCATCAACGAGACAGGCTATTGCAAGAAACCGATTGGTGGGGTGTATCAGATCGAACCATGACCTCTGAACAAACCTCTTATAGAACCGCCTTGAGAAACTTACCAACTCACACAAACTGGCCTCATTTGAAAGACGATGATTGGCCTACTAAACCATAACTTAACGAAAGGAGATCAACATGGTTGAAGATAAAAAGACCATAACGATTGACGATGTAGAATACGCAGAAGATCAATTATCGGACGAAGCAAAGGGCTGTATAAACCACATTGGTTCTTTGGATCAAAAGATAGCAAGCACACAGTTTAACTTAACGCAACTGCAAGTAGGTCGAGATGCTTTCATGCAAAGGCTTAAACAACATTTGGAACCTGAGAAACCCTAATATACGCTTGCATAATTATAAAATAACCTGTATAATTTTAAAGAAATATATAATATTTTAAGGCAGTTAATGACTTTAGAAACTTCTGAGTTTCGGTCTGTCTTATTATCTCCAAGCGAAGTACTAAAAGTATGGCACTTAATTGAAGCCGATATAGAAAAAGCCTTAGCACATGGCATAAATGAAATACCAATTTTAGAACTGTGCAAGCAAGCGTTAGCAAATAAAATTTTTATATTCATAACGCTTAACAGAGATAACAAGATAGTCTGTACCACTACTCTTCGATTTTTAAATTATGGCAGCGTTAAAACCTGCCAAATAATTACAAACACCACTAATAATATATCTTTGAAACAGGTCGAGCATGACCATCAAGTTTTTGAAGATTTTGCCAAACAGAACGGCTGCAGCCACATGCAAGTCTGGGGGCGCAAAGGATGGCAAAGAAGATTGAAAAGCCTGAGTTCCAGACAAGGCAACAAATACAAACCACTTTATTACGTTTTCGACATGGAGATATAACATGACACTGTACAACCCATTTTTTAAATTTCTAAGCCCAAGGAATAGTGGGTTAATTACTTTTAAAGGTGGGGGCGGTGGAGCTTCTGCTGATGAAGTTCAAAGTATTGTACAAGAAGAAACGGCTCCAATTGTGGAAGTAGGAAATACTATAGCCGATAATGTTTCCACCGTATCTGATAATATCGGTACTGCTTCCCCGACAGGTACAGTAACTTCTTCTGAAGAGAGTTTTGTTACCCCAATCGTTGAAACTACTGATGATGAAGGTAATACAACTACTACAGGCGGTGAGACTGTAACTTATGGTGGAAATACTGTTGATGTCACAGATACCGTAAAAGGTGATACAGAGACAATTATTGGAAATCAGACAAATACAGATGAGTTAATTAACAAGCGATTTGATACTTTTCAGCCTGTTACTGTTACTAACACCACAATAGATACCTCAGATTTAGCAAAGTCGGGTGCTATGGCGGAAGGCTTTGCAGGTGTAACAGGAAATCAAGAAGTTCTCTTAGGTAATCAAGGATCTATACTTGGTGGTCAAGTAGCATTGTCTAAAGGGCAAACTGATATCTTAGGTAATCAGAGTACTATGCAGACAGGTATTGATCAGGCAAATACTGCAATCACTGGACTAGGTAGTGCGGTGGATAATGTTCAAACTGGTGTAGATGCAGCTAACACTGGAATTTCTGCACTAGGCACATCTGTTGATGAGGGTTTTGCCTCTGCAGATCAGAAAATAACAGATATGCAATCAGCGGTATTAACTGGTCAGGCAACAATGTCAGATGTTCTTGCTGCAATGAAAGAAGATGCAGCTAATTACTATGGGGATCTATCTGCAGGTCAAACTGCTATTCAAGATAGTGTTGGTGGTGTACAGACAGGTCTGGATACTCTTCGTACAGATCAACAAAAAGCTAATACATTAGCAGACCAACAACGAGCAGAGTTAGCAAAATCCGTAACAGGTGGATTTGATCAGGTAACAAGCGGTCAGAGAGATATTCAAGATCAAGCAACTCGCATAGCAGATAAAGCATTGGCAAATCAAAGTGATATTCAGAGAAATCAGAATACTATAATGAGTGAAACTGGTACTTTTGCTAATACAGCCAAAGCTTTAAGTAATAATCAGCAAAATAATTCACAAGCCGCATCACCTGAAAAAATAGATTTCATTGATCGACTAAATACAATCAAGAATATTCTCTTAAACTCAGGCGATACCTTAGATGAAAGCATTCGATCAGAATACAGTGCCTTAGCAAATGCTTTTGACGATCAAGGAAGGTTAATTACTAATTCGGTAGATAGAAATAATAACTCAGTAAGACGCGGTATCAATCAGCAAGGTATGTTGATTACTAATACGTATAATGAGTCTAATGGACAACTACTCAACCAGAAAACCACCGATATAAATCAACTAATGACTGCATTGGATACAATGGGATATCGCACACAAGGCAGTCAGTCAGGAGACCTATCCTCACAAGGTATGGGTCTAATGTCTAGTAACCAAGACCAACCATACATCCAACAAAATCTATAGTTAAGGAGCATTTTATGCACCCTGTTAAAATTTCAGATGATGGTATTAAACTAGTACAAAAGTTCGAAGGGCTACACAGAGTACAGCCAGATGGTATGGTACATGCCTATCGCTGTCCTGCAGGAAAGTGGACTTGTGGTTGGGGCGCAACCAAAGGTGTTCGATCTGGTACTAAGTGGACTAAAGAATACTGCGAGATGCGTCTTATCGAAGACTTAGCCGAGCATGGCAAAGCCGTTAAGAAGTACGTCCAAGTACCTCTAACTCAAGGACAATTTGATGCGCTTACCTCATTTGTATTCAACTTAGGTGAAGGTAACTTCCGTAGCTCAACCCTACTAAAAAAACTTAACAAAGGTCTGTATGATGACGTACCTGAACAGATCATGCGGTGGAATAAAGCTAGGGTCGATGGAAAGCTTACTCCACTAAAAGGTCTAACCAGACGTAGGGCTGCAGAAGCTGCAATCTTTTCTAGAGATGCTGCTATGCCATCTGATGAAGGTGGTCCTGATATGGTGCAGAAGCCTACTGCAGAAGCACCCAAGTCACTAGCTAAGAGTAAAACTATGGCAGGTGTAGGCATTGCAGGTACGGCTACAGCGATGAACGAGATGGCAGGTCAACTACAGGGGCTAGTTGCTTATGCTGATAGTCTAAAAACCATCTTCTTAATATGTGCAATTGGCGGCATAGCCCTAGCAGCCTACGCTCGATGGAAAGACAACAAAGAGGGCATCCACTAGTGTTTATCTTTAGTAAAATTAAGACCTACATCATTGGTGCATTGGCTCTGGCTATTCCTATTATTTACGTAATGGGAAAAGTCGTGGGGGCTAATAAAGAGAAGAATAAGATCCTTAAAGATGACCTACAAGCCTCTAAGAAGAAAACAGACTTTTATAAGAAAATGGCAGAGCATGAAAAAGATAGTATTACTGACCGCCCTAGTCTCATTAAACGCTTGCGCGGAAACGGTCTATAGAACCGACTTAGAAATCTATTGTCCACCAGTAGAACAGTACTCAGAGGATTTTAATGAGACTCTGGCTGTAGAGCTAGATGTCTTGGATGAAGCTTATGAGGCAATTCCTGAAGTGGTCACCGATTACATACTGCTGCGAGATCGTATTCGACAGTGCAATGCTGAGAAGGAAAAACTAGATGGCTAATATTTTTGGATATGACAGTTTCGGAGATATGTTTGATGGTGGTGGCCCAGGTCAAAGTGGAGACACTTTTGATAACGACAACGATCCTAATAATAAGGTAACTGGTATAGCAGCCGTATCAAATACCGTCACTGGTAATAGTGCCGCAAACAATCCTAACAGCAATAACAATGATAATAGTAGTGGATCTAATACTACCGCAGGTGGCGCACCATCTGGCGGTATTTTATCATTCGTAAACCCAGTATCTATTATAGGTAAACTAGCAGGTTGGGCTAATGGTTTAGATCCAGACGCAGATAGACATCCAGATACAATTAACGGTAGGCAATACTACACCAATAAAGACGGTATGGTATATACATACAACGCTATAGGACTTCCCTATGAAGTTGTACAAGGGTCTGATGGTAATTTTGTAGATAAACTATCAGTCGTGGACGAAACAACAGGACTAACTGGATATCAACAACTAGCCCAAGATCTAAAAGACAAAGGCGATGATGAAGGCGCGGCTAAAGTCTTACAGGAAGCAGAACAGAATGCTGACAATGTAGAACCAGAAAAGTCTGTCACTGAACAAGTACTAGAGTGGGCTAAGTCTGCAGGAATTGATGAAGCAGGTATGGAAGCCATCA